GCAGGCAGTCAAGCGAATTTTGCCAAAAACAACATTAAGCCCTTCGCAATGGGCGGCATCGTCACCAAGCCCACATTCTTTAAGTATGCCGATGGCGGCGCTGGCCGATTCGGTTTGATGGGCGAAGCCGGCCCTGAAGCGATCATGCCGCTTAAGCGTGGCGCTGATGGCAAGCTTGGTGTTGCTGCTCGCTTAGATGGTGCCATGAAGCGCTATCGCTCTACTCCTGGCTCTGCAGCCGCCGCAGCAGAAGGTGACGCTGCATCGCTGGCGGCAGTAGGTGCGGCCACAATGGAGCCGATCGACGTGCGCTACAGCGTGGAGCGCATCAACAACGTGGATTACGTCACCGCCGATCAGTTCCAGCGCGGCATGGCACAGGCTGCCCAGCAAGGCGCCATCCAAGGCGAGCGCCGGGCCATGCGTAGCCTCAAGAACAGTAGTGCGACGCGCCGAGGAGTTGGCTTGTAATGGAATACGCCTACGGCCACCTACTCGACATCGGCCCCAGCGGCCAAGCCGCCCAGTACCGCTTCCAGAATTACGCCATCAACCAAAACGTTGACGGCTACTTGTTTTTGCCGTTCAGTTTCGGTGGCGCGGTAGCCACCCTCCAAGGCGACAACTTGGATGCCACGCTGCAGTTCGCCAACATCGAAATGACCCGCGCGTGGATTGTTGACGCCCTCGATAACCTATGGGTTGCCAAGGTCACCACGGTGCTCTGGGAACCCTCCACTGGAGCAGTCCAGCGCACCCTTTACACCTACTGGGGCACCTGCTCTAGCGGCGGCTGGGATGAGGTCAACATCCAGGTCAGCCTGAACTCAGTACTCGATGCTGTGCAAGCCAACATCCCTGGCCGCAGGCTGCATCGCTGGCAAGTCGGCAGCATCCCGTTCACCGCGCAAATCAGTGTGTGAGCATCTGATCGGGCGACGCTACGAATACGGAGGCGACGACTGCATCCACCTCGTCATCGACGCGCTCAAAGCCCTCGGCAAAAACCCGCCAGACGTTGCCGACGACTGGTACAAACTCAGCCCACGCGGCATCTTGCGCGAACTGGCGTTGTACTGCGACACCTTAGACGCGCCCGCCTACGATGGTGACATCATTCTGTTTGGCGCCAAGCCACCTGAATTCGGAGTCCAATGGCAGAGTGGCGTCCTCTTCATCAACCACTTGATCTCCGCAGTGGACTGGAAGCCGGCGGCAAGCTTTACGATCCGCCGCTCCTACCGTATGAAATCGCGCTAATTGAAGCGCTTGGCTGCAGCGAAGAAGAGTACAAAGCATTTGTTCGCCATGCAGCTCAACGGACGTATGTACGTCCTGCCGAATATGAAAATATCCCAGAAATTTATGCGGCAATGGTTCCGGTTGTTGTTGCTGCTGCAGCCAGCGCAAAAACAGTTGCTACAACTATTGCGGTAAATGTTGCCATTGGCATTGCACTTACAGCCATCAGCATTTTGCTGGCGCCAAAAGCACCAGCGCTAGAAACACCCGCCAAAATTCGCGGTAAAAAGCTTGCTGATCAGATTGGCCCAACCCGCTTCAATCAAACCACCAGCTTCGATAACATCAGCGCCCTTGCTGAATACGGCCAACCAATTCCCATCCCCTTCGGCAAACGGGGCACTGGAGCTGATGGCGCCCTGACCGGCGGCCTGATCCTCGCTCCAGCACTGGTGTGGAGCCGCATCTACAGCTACGGCAGCTACCAAGCGTTTGAAGGTATCTACGTTGCTGGCGAATACGGCATCGCCACGCCCGAGCTCGGCGGCATCCGCGTTGGCACCACAGCTCTCAACAGCCTCGGCAATCGCGACTTTGCCGTCTACTGGTCCTCTCAGCTCGGCGAAAACCGCCCAGCACCCGGCAGACGCATTGCTGGGACAGATGATGGTGGCGCCAGTGGCACCGTTGGTCGCCAAGTATTTACTGCCCCCACCGAGGACGGACAGTTCAGCCAAGGATTTTCCATGGCGTACACCCCTCAAGCGGATACTTCGTTTGGAACAGCTGAACCAATCCACAACGGCACAGCCTTCCGCTTCAACTGGGAAATTATTTCCGCTCCATACGCAGCAACCGAAGGCTCAGACAATAAAGAAGCTCGCTACGAGACTCAAGCCCGCCGCCGCAAAATTGCAGGCTCCGATGCTGACGTACTACATCGCTACGCCGATCAACCAAAAGAAGACATCCCTCAAGTCGGAATGCCCGGCGTGGGACGCGCCTACTCCCGCCGAATGGGTTTTATCAGCCACAACGGCACAACGTACGACAACCGCACAATCGTGGCAGTGTCAGAAAATGACACGCTGGTATTTGAAATCAACGGCACCAACTGGAAAGACTTTAATCAGGATGACTTCAAAGACACAGAAGTAAACGTCAAAGATTTAAAAGCGTCTGCTGATTCGTGGCGAGCCCGTGCATCTGATTTGCTAGCAATCGGCTCCAAGTGGATCATCGGCTCTTCTGTTTGGGTCGTAGAAAGTCGCAGTCCTGATACTTGGAAAAAAGCTGTTACACAGCAAATCACATTCCGCTGCACTGCAATTACAGGTGTTGCCACCGTAGGCATCCCTGGCACACGCACCGTCCGCGAACCACTCGGCGGTTACGAAGGCAGCCTTTTCAACCCCAACAAACATTGTGGCGCAGCTTTCTTCAACATCTGCCGTCTGCACATGGCCAGCATTCGTCCCGTGCGGCGTGATGCTCAAGTCATTGAAATCGGATTGCGCAGCCAAGTTTGGAACCGCGCCAACGGCTTGTGCAACTTCAACGCAATTCCGACTCCTTTCAAACTGCATCAGCTCGATAAGCAGGACATAACGCTTACAACGCCCCGAATGGATAAATACTTCGAGCGCACATCGTGTTTCTCTATTTGGGTGCGGCCTGTTCAGGTGTACGGTCAAGAGCAGCAACCTTGGCGCAGGATCCCAGAGGTCTTTTGCGTTACTGGTAATGCACCAGTCGATCAGTACAACTACATCCGCATTCGTCCTCGCCAAGTCGGCTACTACGAATACCGCTTCATTCCACGCACTGGATCGGACATTGCAATTAACAGTATTGACACGAGTCAAGTCGTCCGGCTTAACGCAAACACCGGAGCTGAATTTGGTCAAGACTATGCAACAGATTACGGTGCCTTCCGCGTAACAACAAACGGTGATGTCGTATCTATTGCTGACATTCGTTTGAACGACGAACTCGTAACAGACCCGCAAGAAGCCAGCAGCGTAACCACCACTCAAACCACGCTCCCAACAGCACTATTCCAATACGACCAAAGCTCGAACAACGGCAGCATCCAACAAGTTGTTAATGCTTGGCTTACTGAAAAGCTGGGATATGCACGCGATTATCCCGGTCGCGTCCGCAGCGCCACGATCACCTTCGACAAACCCGGCGTCGGGCAAATTGTTTTCAACGTAAACGCCACATCTGTAGCTGGCACACTTGGTGTCACCATTGGCCAGGTCTACCTCAACGCAAACCGTGGAACTCCTTACCAGTGGACAAACGTCTCTTACAACGTCATTTCTGCAAACGGTACGTGGAACACATCCCATAGATTTACTGTCGTCATTCCGGTAAACAACGACTTTTCGCGCGTAGGCGGCTACTCGGCAGTCAACGTTGCCTTTGCTGTTACTGCTGTCCAAGCCGTATCCACAGTCAACAGTTCCACAGTCAGCAGCGCTGAGCGCGTCTTTGAGGAAAGCTCACAAGTTTCAGATTGCAGCCACTATTTGGAACTGACCAAGTCAAACGAAAGTGGGCCAGAGCATCAGATCGTTTACGTCAACGAGTGCCTTTCCAACGAAACACTCGCCGAGTACTACGGCATGTCCACACTGGGATTCACTGTTAAATCCAGCGGTCAACTGGGCGGCATCGGTCAAATCCGCGCTTGGGTCCCAACCGGCATCAGCGTTTACCGCTTGATCGAGCGCGACAACAGACCCAGCAACCTTTTCGCCGATCTTGTCTACTACCTGCTGACCAGCAAGAGCCAAGGCGTTGGCAACGTCGTCCCAACAGAGCTGATCGACGTCGAGTCACTCACCACAACCGCCCAATACCTACGCGCCAACAAGATCTTCTTCGATGGCGTGGTGGAAGACAGCGACAGCCTGCGCTCGTTCCTCTACGACAACGCAGCGCTTCAGCTCTGTAACTTCACCATCAAAAACGGCCGATTCGGCATGATGCCGGCGCTGCCTTACGACAGCAGCTACCAGATCAGCACCACGCCAATCGCTATCGAGCAGATCTTCACCTCGGGCAACATTATCCAAGACAGCCTGCAGGTCCAGTACATCGACGCCGCCCAACGCGCCAACTTTCGCGCCTTGGTTACCTGGCGCGTCACCGTCGAAAACGATCTGCCGACACAAGCCTCCGCTTTGGTCGACTGGGCCGACATCCCCGAAGGCAGCCGCTCCACTACCCAACAAACCTTTGATCTGACTGACTTCTGCACCAACCGTGCCCAAGCACTGAAGACCGCGCGGTTCCTGCTGAGCATCCGCCGCCGTGTCACTCACACCGTCAGCTTCAAGACCGTACCCGATGCTCTCGGCATCCAACCCGGTTCCTACATCCGCGTCATCACCGAAGCCACCACCTACAGCGCCACCAACAACGGCGGCATCACTGACGCTGGGACCCTGGTCAGCGTCACCTCCATTGCAAACGGCAGTTACGACGCCCTGATCTACAACCCCACTACGAGCGCTGTAACCGAGCAGCGCATCACGATCCAGAACAACACCGTCACAAACGCCGCCCTACGCGGCTGCCTTTTCACCCTGCTCAGCCTTCAAACCAGCGCCTCCGTCTATCAAGTGGAGCAACTAACGCTGGACGAGGACGGCTTGGTAAATATCAGCGCCGTAGAAGTGCCCGTCGATTCCACTGGCGTTAGCATTGTGGCTAAGGACGTGCTCACTGAAGCGAACTTCCGCGTACTGGAATAATGGCCTTTCCCACTCTGACGCCCACCAGCCGCGAGTTCAGCCCTGGTGCATGGCCTATCAAAAATTACAACTCACAATCCGGCGCCGAGATCCGAATTTTGTACGGATCTCAACGTACCAACGCCAAGCTCGGCCTTAGCTACGAAAACGTAACTGACGCAAACGCCCAGCTCTTTATCGACGACTTCAACTCAAACATCGGCACACTTCGTACTTTTACGCTTCCCTCTGCTACACGAAACGGCTGGAACGGCAGCACGGCAACTTTGGATGCGCCACCTGGCACAAAGTGGCGCTACGAAAGCGAGCCGCAAATCCGCTCAGTGAGACCCGGCCGTAGCAGCGTTACAGTGAATCTGGTGGCGGTGATCTAATGGCCAAGGTCTATACCGGACGCGACGGTCGCCTACTGATCGACGGCACCGAACAAATCAAAGTCAGCAACTGGACCTTGACCGGCTCTCTTGAAGTGCTGGAAACCACCACGCTTGGCGAATCACAACGCAGTTACGCGCCAGGCGTCCAAGAATTCAACGGCAGCGCCACACTGCTGTACTACAAAGACGACACAGGCCGCAACGATGCCGCCACGGCTCTGAAGAGAGTGCTGCGTGTTGCTGGTGTATCCAGCAGCGATACCGTCACAATGCGTCTGCGCTTGGTGGACGGCAACACAAATAGCGACGTGCAGCTCACCGCTTACATCACCAGCGTCTCGTTTGGCGCCAGCGTTGGTGAAGTCAGCTCTGCCCAGATCAGCTTCCAAGCCACTGGTGCACTCACAGCGGTGACAATCTGATGGGCATCTACCTCGGCAATGTAGGCAATATCGAGCTGACCCGCCTGTCGCTTGAAGGCAGCAAAGAGTCTGTGGTCAATCCGTCAGACGTCAATGCCGCTCGCGATCGATTTAGCTTTGATTTTGACCCCAGTTATTTAATCAGTGGCGACCTAGTTGAGATTGCCACAACAGATGGCACGAATCTTGATTTCGTCGCCGCAAGTGGATGGGCGAATAATACTGTTCAACCAAGTGGAAATTGGTACGCATTTATTGATGAACTAGGCGGTATTCGTCTGTACACAAACTTTGACGACAGCCTTGAAGGTGCCAGTACCGGCCTTGTAGCTCTCAATGCAATTGCTCGCAATATTCCAATCAGAGTCACAGTGCGCGATCGTGACGCGCGATTGCTTGGGTGTGTATCTGACTATGAAATCAATACAACGCGAGAAACGGTCGATGTCACTGCATTGAGCGATGAATACAGGCAGCAATACAGCAGCTTGATCACTGGCAGCGGCCGCTTGACCGCTCAATGGGATTACGTAAAAGAAGGCAATACAGAGCCGGTCAACTATCTGATGCAGCTTGTATTGCGCACAGAAGTTGGCTCATCGTTTCACGCAAAATTTTTCATTAAATCTGCCGGTACACGCGCGTCCGGTGGCTCATTTGATTCCGCTCAAATCAATGACGCATTGTGGTGGGAGTTCGATGGCTTGATCACCTCTAGCGCTACAAGCTTTGCATCAGGCAACATCATCGTCAGTTCCGTCGATTTCGTTGCAACTGGTCCTATCAGGCTGCGCGCCAAGACACGCACAACCGAATATTTGCTCCAAGAATCTGGAGACAAATTCAAGCTCGAGCAAGATGGCACGTCATTCTTGCTTTTGGAGCAATCCGACTGACACTAAACTGGTGTCAGGCCATGCCTACCAGCACTTATAGCCGCACATCACCATGGCAGACCTCAGGATCACCGAATTAGCAGCGCTCTCCAGCGGTGACCTGGTTGCAGGTGACTTTCTGGCAGTCGCTGATATCAGCGCTAGTGAAACCAAGAAAATTACCGTTACTGACTTTACCGGCAAAGCGGTCACGCTGATTGCTGACGCCACTATCCCTGGCGCCAAGATCCTGTTTGGATCGCAGCAAATTGCTGGGTCTGTCCTTATCAACGGCGCCGTTGGGGAAACCCAGCTTGCCAACGATGCTGTTACCGCAGCAAAGCTGGCCAACGAATCCAGCGTTGACCTTGTAACCACGCTGCCTGCCAGTGGTGCTTTCGTTGGTCAAATCGCCCTCGATACCGACGACAGCAAAATCTATTGCTGGGACGGAACAAGTTGGGTCAGCATCAAAGCTGCAGGCTCAATTAATACTGTTATCGGTGGCACGACTGGCGTTGTCAACGTCACAGTGACCACAAGTGGTGACAGCGTAACGATTAACACGACACTGGACAGCACCAGTGCTGCCGCCCAATTTTTAGCCGGCCCAACTGCCGGAGCTGGCGCAGTCGCCTACCGCACGATTGCAGCAGGCGACCTCCCAACAGCAACCACTGGCGCCAAAGGTGCTGTCGTCGTCAACGGCAACGGCCTAACGATGAGCGGCGACACCGTCGTTATCAACAACACGGTCACTGCCGAAGCCAGCAATTATCACGTCGTTCAGTACAACGCCAAGGGTTTGGTCACCGGCGGCCGGCAAATCATCGCGGCTGACGTTCCAGTCGCTACTGCTAGCAGCATCGGTGTCGTCAAGCCCGGTTCCGGCCTCGGCGTCGACGGCGCTGGAACACTCAACCACAGCAACT